TTTCGCTTTTCCAAATCGTAATAATAATAGATAGAAATAAAGGGGCTGGGTTTCTGGAATCGAGGGATTTTTGGTGCTCATTTGGATTGCTTTTGATTTCCGTCACCATTTTTGCGATAGTTTTAACCCTCCCAAAGATAATACTACGCTCTGGGCTGAAATACATATGAATCCCAATAAACACATGCACAAACATCAATATTAAGATAATCGCTATCTTCTTACATCTTTCCATCATACAGCCTCTTTACACTATCTTTCTTATGTGGTACGATAATATTGTATCAAAAAATATACAATCATACAGAAAATGGCGAAATCAGCACATGCAGCGGCGAATTTTGTACAAAAAGGGATGATTTTTTTTGAGGATTGCTATATGTGATGACAACGAATTACAAATTGAGATTTTTAAAACCAGAATGGACGGTTTTCTTCGTAGAAATGGGGACAGCGGATGCACGATTACGGCATATACAACCGGGAAACCTCTTATTGATGATGTAAATGACGGCGTATGGTACGACATAATTGTGTTGGATATTATGTTGAAAGATGAAAATGGAATTGATGTTGCCCAGCATCTTAGAAAGAATGGATATGTAGGGAATATCGCCTTTTGGACTGCCCACAAGGAATATGTGTTTGATGCTCTGGATATTCTTCCTGTTCACTATATCATAAAAGGCTCGGAAGATGGAAGAATGTATGGTGTAGTCAACAGGGAACTGGAAAATATCCATGATAAAACGCTGACTGTAAAGAACAAGGATTATTTCCACAGGGTTGATTTCTGCCATATTGAATATATTGAAAGTCGCAATAAATACATCACTATCCATTGTACCTGTGGTATCACTCATATGCAGAGAGGGAAACTTTCGGACGTTGAAAAGCAACTGGACAGACGGTTTTTACGCTGCCACCAAAGCTACATTGTCAACATGGATGAAGTCTGGGAACTTCGTGCTGATTTCAGAATGGTATCTGGAGATGTGGTTCCGATTAGGAGAAAAGACCTTTCGGCGATCAGAAAACTTTATGAAGGTTATATTGCATTTAAGTAGCTCCCGGGAAAACCCCGGGAGTGTTTTTGTTATTTAAGAAGTTTGTTTACTGCATTCTGCACTTCTGTGTAATTGTAGCCAGCAGCTTCCAGGCGGTCTTTTCTGTCCTGTCCATTTCCCCATTCGCCGTTAATTACCTCTTTTGCTACCTTGGCTACACTTTTCTTTGCAGTCACGGAATACACTGCTTTTCCATTCCAGTCAAAAACAGAGTAACCGGCTTTGCAAGCCTTTTTCGCATTTCCCAGTGACTTGTACGCCCCGATCTGGCTCTTGGAATCCTTCCAGGTCTTGCGGACGCGGTAATACTTGTCAACCTTTACTGTCGGCTTTGTGGTTGGAACTGTCACGGTTTCACTGGAAATAAGCTTCTTAAATCTATTCCAGTCTCCCTTTCTACGGATAACGGAAGGGCAATTCTTAGCACACACATCGTAGTGCTGCACTACTCGGCTTGCCGGAATGCCATATTTCTTCATAAGCTGCTTGCACACATCAACGGTATTCTGGAATGCTTTTTCGTAGTTATATCCGGCATTCATGCACATTTCAATTCCAATAGAGTTGTGATTGTTCACAGTTCCAAAAATCTTACCGCCGTAATTTACTCCAACATGCCATGCTCCACGATTGTACGGCAAGGCTTGGTATGCTGACTTATCGTCAACAAATACATGGGCTGAATAGCCATGAAAATTGCCATTATGCTGTGCTGTGGCGTGTGCCTTAGCGTCTGCTGTCTTGGCGATATTATCTGTATTGTGGATGACAATATACCGAGGTGTTTGTCCTGCGTAGCTGTTGTTGTTGCTGATTAATGAAGTGTTAATATTCATGTGTGGTCTCCTTTCATTATTGAGATTAAAAAGTGCATAATAAAAAGCACCCCAAATGGGATGCTCTTTAGCATAAACTCTTTATACAATATATCTCTTATGATTAAATTTCACAGAATCGTGGCTAATTTTGGCGTAAATCATGGCTGTTATTGCCACAAAGGGAAGGTACCGTGTTATAATATCCTTGTACCCTTTGTGGTGCTTGGAGCTGAGTTTTTTGTTTGGTAGACGGGAACTCAGCTCCCTTTTTATTGTTCTGTTTTTGATATGCTGATTATAGCATATTCATTTTATGTTTGGTAGTGTTTTGTTATTTTTTTTCTTGTTTCTCCAATAAACTCTATAGTGATAAGATTATAAATACATTTTTAGGAAATAATTTTACAAAAGACTTTCTATTAAACGGTATGGGGACGTATTTGTTATCCATTTCAACAGTTGGTAATTCATCAATTTTAAATACTTACACCGCTATTGTAACAACAGGAGAACATAAGTATAATTCAGGAAAAATAGCATGGCTATCCGAGGCCACTACTTATGCAAAATTGACTGATGGATTAACATTGCGCTTAATAGTGCCAGATAGCGTTTGGATTCAATGTGCAATTATGAAAATATAATTCACTTATGCTGCGTACAACACAATTACACTGTTATACATGGCATTGGATTCAATATTTGTATTTTTTCCATCAATTGAAGCCGATAATATAATACTATTTTTATTAGTTACTTTTCGAATAGTAGGAACGTCTGAGTATGATGGAGTGTATAAAAAAATATCAAACATTCCATCATTTCCGTTCGTGCCAAGAGTAAATATAAATATCCAAGCTCTTTCATTTCTTATTCTGAAAGTTTTTTTATCGCTAGGCCTAATACGTCCTATATCACTATTTAGTGCATTTATCGCCCCGATGATTGTCTTATTATTTGTCTCCAATTTCGAGATAACAGCCGTTGACATTTTATCAACGACATAATCCCAAAACTTGCTCATTAATCCGCGCTTGTTCGCTCTCGCAGTTGCGTCATACAGCATTACTTCGTCATTATCCGCTAACGTATCTTTTGATGTGTATTCAGTCCATTTTGGCATGTTGTTGTCCTCCTTTAATTCAGTTGATTTTTGTTAATATAGTCTTCGATTGCCTTAATATTTGCCGACAGCCCCTCATCAAAAATGAGAAAATTTCCTTTCTCGTTCTGGCTCAAAACCTTTCCACTTTCGGTGTCAATCGTTGAGTAGGTAAAAGCGATTCTATCGCCCTCGCCTGTTGACAATTTCATAAATGATGTAAGTTTTTTAATCTGGCTCATAATAATTCTCCTTCCATTTCTTGAATTAGTTTTTCTCTTTCCGAGAACATTTCATTCTCAATGTCGTTCAATCTAAAATTAACTTCCCTATCTTCTTTTCTGGCATTAAAGCGTATAAATTCTTTATTTTTCTGCTTTGCTTTCAGCTCCCACGCAAAATGCAAGCCTGGTGTTCCTTTTACCTTGAAATAAGTATTTGTCTTTTCAGCTATCCATGTTTGTCCCTCTCCTTCATTCTGTAAGAACACATAATACTCGATTCCTGTGTCGGTCGATTCCTGAAATATATCATCAATCATAATGATTGCGATTCCGTCATCTCCGATTACGCCACCGCCAAAATCTCCCAGAGTTGGAGTTGGAGTCTCGTAGCAGTAAAATAGCTGTTCTCCATAGTTTTCAGTGTCAGCTATTATGGATTTTGTTCCAGAAACCTTAAAATCGCCAAAAATACTAACATCTGAATTGAATTGTGTTCTTCCCAGATAATGTTTTGAACCGTCTGTAAAGCCACTTTCTGTTGTTGTATTATGTGGTGTTAAATTTAATGAGTTAGCGTAAGAGGATGCAATACCACTTGCGCTGTATTTAATAAATTGTCCTTGTGCATCCATAGCAAGCATTGATGGAGCGTTATATTCATTTCCTACGGAAATCTGTAGGGTTCCATTTTTTTTATTATAAATTCTGTTGTTTTGAATCGTAAATCCGCCTATAGTGGCTCCAATTGCCGCAAGCTCATTCAAGGACATTTTTTCAGCCGTGACCGCCTTAGCATCTAATTTTTCTGTGGTAATAGAACCAGCTGCTAGAGCATTAGCGGCTATGCTCAACGCTTTAATAAATTGTCCATTTACATAAATGTTTCCGTTTTCGTCTAAATAAATTCCCTGTGCCTTGCCACCATTGGTAAGCTTGCTGAAAATATCGACTTGTGTCTGTCCATCGACAGCTGATTTTGCTGAGCTATTAGCAATCTCATCGACCGTCTTTCCTTGTAGCGAAAAAGTCTTTGGAGCTAGAATAACATTTCCGTTGCTGTCGATTTCTAAAGTCACATTATTGTCGTCATCAATAACTTTCAGTCCTCGACCATTGATTCTCTCACCAGCAAGCAGTCCAGCCAGAATATATTTTGCATTAATGTATACTTTTCCATCTTTGATATAGATTCCCTGTTCAGTGCCGCCTTTTGTGAGTTTATTGAACACTTCATCCTGTCCAAGACTGGTATCATACTTATCAATTGCATTTTTAATATCGTCTTTGTCTGCATACTTGAAATCAATCCAATCGGATGCGTCAAACGCTCCGCCAACACGATTTACAGTGGATGTTTTGAGGGAAGCCTTTCCTTCACTATTGGTTGTCACCCACAAGTCACCTTCGTAATATGGCGGTTTTGGCTGAACCATATAGACAGATGACTTCCCATCTATCTTGTCTAACAGTTCATCTGGTATGGATTGTGGTTGCCAAATACCAGATTTGTAAATCCATTGTGTGTTATCAGAAGTATTGTGCCAAAGGTCACCTTCATGCTCTGCTTTCTCGGACTCCCATATCAAGACAATTTCATTCCCGGATTCATCCAGAATCTTGTTTCCATCAATATCACACCACGGTTGTTCCTCTGTTTTTGTCCATTTAAGAGAAGGGTCGTTTGGCTGATACCAGGTTTCAATTTTTCCATCTATTTGTGTCTTTAAAGAATTAATAGAGTCTTTGAATACACCATTGATAAATAAGTCCAAAGAACTATCATCTGTATATTTTGAAGCCTTTTCCCAATCAGAAGAATCATAAGAACCGCTTGCTCTGGCAACCTTACATCTCATCAAATCGCCAGTTTTTCCTTGCGTCCATAAATCCCCAATATCGTAAGGTGGTTCTGGCTGAACTACGAATACTCTGCGCTTATGGTCTGCGGTATCTTGTGCTTTTTCTGCGGCAGCAAGTGCTAAAGTGACATCCGTATCCTGCACCAATTGCCATTTCCAAGTTGCCCCATCTTGCATAAAACGGTAAGCATATCCTTTGGATTTCCAGTAAAATAAGTCACCTTCATGTTTCTTTCGTTCTTCGTTGGTAGTCCATCCAGAAGCCGGGATATTCTGTAAGGTTGGTTCATAGTCATAAAAAAAAGTCTCAATCTGTCCGTCGATTTGAGACTGTAAATTATTGATATCAGTTGTGTATTTATTGCTTATAAAATTATTTACTTCTGCTTCTGCTTTTTCCTTTGCAATTGCATTAACATCTTTTCCCTTGATTTGCAATGAGTCTGCATTAATAACAACCCTTCCTGCTGTTACATCAACCAGGAAAGTTGTATTCCCATCTTTGTCAATTGCTTTAATAGTTCCTGTATTAATCCAGTCAGCATTAACGCCTGTGGCAGTAAGGATTCTGGCGATTACATCACCATCAACCGTCATACCGCCATTCCAATGTTGTCCACCATCTGTAGAAACAGCCCATGCTTCCGCAGTCATTTTCCATACAATATCAGAATCGGACAGCTGTGGCTTGTTATGAAGATAATAGATGTTGCTTCCGTCCGGCTGTGTTTCTACTGTCGTATATGTTCCAGAAGATTCAGCAAGGCGTTGTGATAATTCTTCCAGTGCTTTTTCCCTGGCGGTACGTTCATCTCTTAAATTCTTATTATTTTCTGCCTGTATTTGTTGATTAAGACTATATTGTTTCTGCTTATTCCTGGATGCACTCTTAGCACTGCATTCAAGTTGCTCAAATGCACCCGGATTCAAGGCAACAGAAGTTAGGTAGCTTTTATACTGTTTTCCGTTTCTATCGGAAATCGCAATGGTGTCACCAGCTTCCCATGCAATATTTGTTAAAGCACCAGTAGAAAACGGTCTGAATTTCATTCCAACACATCTGTCTGAAATAATCTTGCAGATTGCTTCTCCTGTTCCCTCTTGAATTAGCTTATTATCACTTATTTCGATAACGTATCCAGATTTCCCAGACTGATATGTTTTCGCTTCATTTTGAGAAGAATTTTCAACGTATTCTGTAACTTTTACACCTGTTATTTCAACATCATACAGCCATGGTGTGAATCCGTTTGTTTGAATTGCTGTAATCCCAGTCTGCATGATAGTAATGATTTGTTCGCCAGTGGTATCTAATATGTCGTTACCTTCTACATCTTTCCATGGAGTTTCCACCAAATCATAAAAATTATCCGGGACTTCACGTTCATACCATCCAAAGCATAAGCGACCATATTCGTCACATTTCGCCCACTGGCAGCCCATCTGTGCTACCCATGCAATTACCTGTCTGAAAGTAATACTGCTATCGTCTGGTCGATTCTGTATTATCAAATCATCATTATCAAACCTTGTAGATTGAAGTGTTACTCCGCACACCTCGCAAGCATTCTGGATGATCTGTAATCTTGTTGCCGGGTATGTCAGTTTACTATCAGAATAATCACGATCAAATAATCGCATGGAATCTTCACAAGTTAGGCTGATAATAGCTGTGTTCTGGTATGGGGCATCTGTTACTGTCATGGTACAGATGCGGATTTTCTCAATACCAATAGATAATTCAAGTCCAATATAGCAAACAACTCTTGCTCCGTCCCAGATGTAATCTGTGTACTTTCCAGAAAAGTTGTTGATTTGCAAAGTCAGTTTATTTACGATAGCTGCGCCGATATCAAACGAACCGCTTTGCGATACTGCATCCTCAAATTTAAAACCATTAGACCATAAGTCTTTGTCGGTAATGGATAATGTGCTTCCGTCCGTAAAGGTAAAATCTGCATATTTCAGATAGTTACGGTTCCCACTATTCTGTTGTTCTTTAAATTCCGTTGATAAATTTCGCATATCTTACCTCTCGATAAAATCAAATTTAAGTCCTTCCATGCGCTCATTGCCTATCCACCAACACTTAAAAGGGGATTCCCTGTCACCAACATAGAATGTTCTGGTTTCGTGCTTGTTCGCAGACAGCAAGTCTGGATATGTGACCTGTATGTACTCTGGATTTACCGCCTGTATAATTTTGCAAGCAGTGTCCCAGTCTGGGCCATTCCAACCTACAGACAGCTTTCGTTTCTGTCCAACTCTATTTTTATGCATGGTCGTATCGTCTGTTCTGCCGGATTCTGATGCCGATATATCCTGTAATCCCCATGTAAAAGAAGAAGGACAGGGCATTGCTACCCCATCCACTTTTAAAAATGCTTCTGCCATATATTCACCTACCTAAATAATTAACTTTTTATTTTCAGTTAGATATGTGATTTCTGCAAATCGTTCAATCCTCTGTTTGCAATCTTTGTAAATTTCTTTATAGTGCATTCCCATTGACATATCAATTCTAATAGTTTGTAGAATAATGCTTTCAATCAGTGTTAAATTATTTAAATCAAAAACTGACAATTCATCTCGTTTTCCGCCTATAATGCTTTTAGCTAATCTCGTATAAACCAAATATAGTTTATCTGAATTTTTGCTTCCTTGTTCTCTTGCATAACTAACCAATAGCTTAATTACATCCGTTTCTTTCAATCTATTTGTTTTATTATCTATCCTGGTAGTATTCCATTGCTTAGATTGTTTTTCCAATAAAAACTTTCTCATGGAGTAGAATTGCCTAACCAGCTCTTTTTTAAATTTAACAACAACTTTTGAATTTCTTAAAAGAGTAATTATAAAAGTAGCTTGTTCTTCATTGAGAAAATATATTTTTTCATGTGTTGCGCCCCTATAATGTTCATGTTTTAGCACTCTAATTTCAAATCGGAGTGCTCCAAATTCTTCAATATCATTAGAATACTTAGAAATAATCGCCTGCACAGCTGAATGCTTATTTCCAGTTCCTTCTGCAATTACTTTGCTATTTGTAAAAACCTCATCATTTCTCAGCTCAACCAATTCGTACATACTTTTCCACCTTTCTTACGCTACTATTTTTTAGGCTGTGGAAAAAGGACAACGCAAAAACGCGCCCTCCTTTTTTTTGCAACAAAAAAGCGCCTACCCCGAAAGGTAAACGCTTTAAAATTTGCTTATTATGATTTTATATTATAACATACGGTGAAAGTATCATTCAGTATACTATGGTATCATTTCAATAATCTTTTTACAAACGTATAAATCACTTCTAGCCAGTGGCTATTATCACAATTCTGTACGAGATTAATAATCTCTGTCTTATAGTAATTCATTCCACAATTCCTCCTAACGCTCTAATCAACTTCTGTTTGCGGTTATACTTCAAAATCTCGGAAATCTGCCCCATCATATCATCCATTGTCATGTTGCTCTTCATGCTGTTGCAACGCTTACACGCCAGTTGCAGATTCTTAATATCATTGGTGCCGCCACGAGACAACGGCATAATGTGGTCGATTGTCATTTTCTTAAATTTGACTGGCTTACCGCATATCGCACATTTTCCGTTGCACTTGGCGTACACACTCTTTTTCTGAAAGTCATTAAACTGGATTCTATTT